CCACATGATGAACCACCACCACCAGCAAAGAATGAAATGTATGTGAATAGTTTTCTGTCTGCTGATTTCTGTAGGTCGTCTAATGTGTATCTGAAATATTTCATGTAAAAAAGTCCTCTAGTGTTCCTTGTGTGCCATAACTGTCGTCTATCTTCCACAAGATTTTGGTTGTTATAAATTTAAGTGGTTCAACAAAACTCTTAGTGAATTGTACATCATAGTCTATTATGGACTCAAAGTCAAGTTCTTTTGGTAATTTTGTCATGAATGATATGGCTGTAGAGATATAGACATTAGGTTCTTTCAGATGTAGAAACTTAATCTTATCACCCTCTTGTATCAGCTCGTATTTGTTTGATAGGTCATTCTTGTTGATAAGGTGATTATACAATATCGCACCCTTACAATGTATGGGGGCTCCCTTTGCGAACAGTCCATTAGATGATGTGAACTTACCAATACCATTCACACTTCTTGGGTATGCAATTTCTTCTACTGGCAACTTCATAAACTCCTCACGAAACTCTTGTATAAAGGTATTTAGCATTTTCTCATCACCAGACATAATAATTTTGAGTGCATCTTTAATCTTTTGTCTACATGGAGCAGGTGTTGATGACTTGACTGCCTCAATACCCATGATTTTGAGTTGTGGTTCTTTATATCGCACACCCTCTACATCATATGCGTTGAGGATATATCTTTTCTTCGCAGTCCAGATACCCTTGTCAGCAATCACCTCTCGTTTCATACTCATTTTGTTTGAGTAGGCGTTGACGTACCCAGCAAGCTCCGAATAACTCTTATCAATAAAAGGTTCAATCTTATTTGTAGCGATTGTGTCCAAGAAATTGATGATTTTCGTAGTGTCTTGTTTGTCTCCAAACACTTTATTAACAAGCCCATCAAATGTGATGTAAACCGAATCCGTATCCGAAGCAAGCACATAGTCATGTTTGTCCGTTCCCAACAGATTGTTAAGATATTTATTAAGAGAACGCTCAATCCAACGAATAGATAACTGCCCACTAGTAGTAATCGCCTCAGCAAGTAATAACTCATAGTAACGAAACCATACATTACCGATTGCACCATAAGCACTATTGAGAGAAATCTTCTTAGCCATTTGAATGTTGTTATATTTTGATATATCTTTAAGTAGTTTTGGGTCTTTAGTATTTTCATATTGTTGCTTTGCCTCCAACATTTTACGTTTGAATGTCACTCTGTCATTATACATGGTTTCCATAATCTCTGGTAGAAACCCCTTTGTATTTGTTTTAAATAATGCACCATTAGGTGTAAGTGTTACACCCTTGAGTATAGAGGTGTCTACTTTCCTATCAAGCAATTTATCCACAGTCATCTTCTTGACCTTCTCTTTACTATAGAGGGTCTCTGGTGATATGTTGTATTGCATGATAAGATGAGGATACAATGAGTTCAAGTCAAATGACATCACCCAATTGTGCATACCCACGATAGGGTCTTTCACATATGCACCCTCATACTTCTCGGCCTTCTTGTTAATCTTTTTCTGTGGTATGACAATGTTCTTCTTACGAAGGTGATTGTATATGAGTATATCCCAATACTTTACCGAACCAAGTACATCTACATAATTGACCTTTGCATCATAGGCCATAGTCAGACACAACTCAATCAGTTTCATCTTATCTTCAAGTTTGTCCACCAATTCCACGTCTGTTATATTATATTCTATAAATGATTGGAAATCTTTTTGATACCATTCCCTGAATGTTTCGTATGGATTACCGTCTTTACGTTCACCTAGTTCTACATATGCGATATGGTCTAGTCGATAACTCTCTTGATTTGTATATGTGAACTTACGATACAAATCATAATAATCTAGAGCTGCAATACCTTGTATTTCATATATCTGATGGTCACGACCCATACTGAAAACCTTCTTACTAAACACACTTTTCCAAGGCGATAGTCGTTTGACTTCATCTTCACCAAATAGGTTTTTGATACGATTACAGATATAGGGAATATCGAAGAATTCCGTATTCCAACCTGTAATAATATCTGGATAATAAGCCTGCCAGAAGGTTAGAAACTCTTGAATTAGTTTACCTTCAGTATCACATTCCACATAGGTTACGTCATCACGAGTGTTGTTAAACTTACCAACACCCCATACCATAATCTTTTTAGTTTGATGATTTTTAATTGTAATGGAAATAAGAGGTTCTATTGCTTTATGTGGGTCTGGGAAACCATTCTCACATTCTGTTTCGATATCAATAGTAACAATGAGAATGTTGTCTGTAGCCCATTTAACAAAGTTTGGAAACTGGTCAGCAATATAACTGTATGCAAACATTGTTTGACCACAGGCCAACTCTGGTTGATTGGAATATCCCTCAATCCATTCTTTTGCTTGTTTGATTGAATTAAATTCGACTGGTTTAACATATGCACCCTTCAGAGTCGTGAAGGGAGTAGTTTCTTGTGCAGCTGCATATAGTGTAGGTTTATACTTTACTCTCGTATTAATCCTTTCACCATCTACGACTTCACGAACTAATAGATTATTACCCCATTGGGTTACGTTTGTGTAGAAATTCATCATAATAGTAATATACCATAATATAAGGGGTTTGTCAAGAAGTTATATATTTAAAACCATTTGAGCATCTGAGTTTTCAACTAGCATTTCTGGTTTATCACCGTAATGCTTATTGATAACTTCTAATTTATCTTCTGCATGTGCAATCACATCTACTTGTGAGTCAATCGCTCCTGCAAGGTCTGGGTGTTCCCCTATACCTGCTGGGTTTTTAATATAAACCTCAATGTTTGCTTTTGCATTAAGAATGTCTGCTTCATATCTTTTTGCTAATGCGTTTATTAAATTACTCATGATTTTCTCCATATATTGATTGAAATGGTTTTGATTTTAACCAATTATCTCTATTTAAAAATGTTGTCATAACATCTTTAACTAAATTTGTTTTTGTTGCTTTCGTATATCCTTTTGTGCCTGGTGTAGAATTAATTTCAATAAAAAAAGGACTATCCGTATCTCTATTTTTTGCTGGAATAAAATCTACTCCAACCCACAATCCATCAACTGCTTTAGCTGCTTTAATGACTTGTTCTTCTTCCAATTTTGTTAATGTATGTGCTTCTGGTATAGAACCTAAAGATACATTACTTCTAAAATCTCTTTTAACAATTGGTCGTTTTATTGCACCATGAATTTTACCAGCAATAACTTGAACTCTTACATCATAAGTTGCTGGAATAAATTCTTGCAATAACACTCCCATATCATTATCTAATTTATGCATAAGTTGAGTAGTTGCACTTAAAGATTCTTCACTTTCAATTTTTACAACACCAACTCCTAATGAGCCTGTTAATGTTTTTAAAATGACAGGAAACTTTACACCTAATCTATCAAAATCATCTAATGATTTATCTTGATGATGTATTAAAACATTTTTAGGTTGATTTAATTCATGTTCTGCTAAAATTAAACTTGTTCTATATTTGTCCGAAGTAGCTTCCATACAATGTCTATTATTCACACAACAAATATTTTCTCTTTCAAGTTGTGTTAATAAATTAGACCAAGATTTTCTTCTAGTAACTGGGGCCCGAACAAAAACTAAAGTATCTTCATCAACTTTAAATCCTTTACCTTCTTTATCGTAAATATATCTTTGATTAGTTTTTTCATCAAGAGTAGAATACGCACCATCAATATCAACTTTAAATCCTGTACAACCTAATTTTTTACCTTCTTCTATAATTTCATTGGCTGTTTTTTCTGGGTCATCTGGGTCTAATGGGTCATTATACCATATCAACACAAAACGATAAGGATTTTCACCATTCTGTTCTTTTAAAAATTCAGCAAATTTTCCCATTAGTCTTCTTTTTTCTTACCAATATTATATTTTGTTTCTAATGTCCATTCATCTTTCTCACGAAATGATAGTATCTTAATTTGACTCAGAGGAGCCATAGGTTCTAGGCTACCCTTCACCTCAATTAATCCCCAATCGTTTAAAAGATTTGCAATAGTATTTCTTCTTGCAATGTCATTTTCTGATAGGTTCGTGTCTTTACCATCAAGTGCGAATAGTTCTTTAAAATGCACAATGAAGTATCTACCTTGCTTATGCAAGATATGACATGATTGATATAATGTTTTTTCTTTTCTAGAAGCTACACCGATACGAGAAAGAGTTTCTCTTACCTTTAAGAAGTCATCTGGTTCTTTCAGAGTAACCTCTAACATCTGCTCCTGTGTCCAATTAATACTTTCCATTTTTTCCACCTTTGTTCAAACTAGTCTTTATTTCTTTTACTTGTTCACTAGTGAGTATGGTAAGAGCAGACTTTGCCTTTTCATTACTATATCCATAAAACTCTTTAACATACTCTAGATTACTTATTTTATTCGCTTTCATCCAAGGCGCAAATCTTTTCCTTGTTCTGATACTATTTAGTAAAAAGTCAAACTGTAATCTTTTATCTAGGTGGTGAAGTCGGTTCATTTCGTTTACAAGCATGATTGTGTCTTGAAACGGTGCAATACATTTATTCACAATAAAGGGTGGATACTTCTTCTCCCAGACCTCATCTTCGG